AACTCACAAGCTACTCATGATAATGGTAGGTGTCAGTTTTTGGGTGGACCGATAGATAATGGAACAGGAAATCAAACTAATGAAGATGATACTATTTACGGATGTATGGATATAGACGCATCCAACTACAATGATAGAGCAGAAGAAGATGATGGTAGCTGTGAATATGAAGAATATGATTGTACAGCTAATGAAACTTATTTTTACGATGGTATGGAATTCGGTAACTATTCAAGAGAATACAACTCATTGAATATTACTGTTGATGTAGATACTGACTGTGACCAAGACACACTACCAATAATGATTGGTTATGATGTAGGTCATATGAAAGTAGAAGATAATGAAACTGTATATAATGGATATATGTGGAATGACAACTACTTCAATGTAACAGGATGGGAAGCCAACGAGTATACTTTACACTCAGGTGTAGAATACTTTACAGAACCGTATACTGGCTGGTACACTATATACGTTAATCTATTCGCAGATTGGAATAGAGATGGTGTATATGAGTTTGTCACATGGTTTATGATTGAAGAAATAGTCTTGGAGGAAGAATGAGTGATGGAGCCGATAGAGATTCTGGAAATTCTAGCAATAGTGATGGCTGTGCTAGGTGTGGCGTTTGGTGTACTTGTAATAAGTACAGTGCTAAAACGAGCTTTTCGTTATCTTCCGCAACTTCCCTCACTCCAAAAACAGAAACCATCAAAAAAGCAAAAGAAGAAAAAAAGGAGGACTGAGAGAATGAGTAAAGACACAGCAAGTGAAGGAGTAACATTCAACGACATCTTTATGTTTATGATAGCTGTACCCTTAGTATTACTATGGGTAGGTTTTGCAGGATTCGTTATACACAGCGGTTTGCAAGATGACTCTGTTCTAGAACAAATAGAGGGGTATACAACTTTGATAGCTATTCTGGGAGGGCCAGCCCTTCTAATTATCAAAGATGCCTTAGATGTTTGGAAACAAGAACAAGCAGAAAAGACAGCTTTCTACAAAGTAAAGGCACAGGCAGTTATAGATTACAACGATGCAGCTCAAAAGCAAATGCAGATGATAGAAGCAAACGCACAGCAACAAGAGCACAAGATGGAAGCATCAACTATATCTAAAGTAACAGCTAAGAAAAAATAGGATGATGGGATTTATGGCATGTCCAATATGTGAGAAAAGAACTGTAGGTTATTTATATGACGGTACTAGACGTTGTTATACCTGTAGACCATTATACAAGGGATAATCTTTATATACTCACATGCCCTAATAGTATTGTGGCCTCTAGAAAGACCACGAACCCACAGGATTCTTACGCAGTATGCGTCTTATGGGGCCACACAACGAAAGCTTTATATAGTGCATTGACATTATATATTTGCAGGTGAATAACCTATGGCAAACGAAACAAGTAATCAAACAGCAGAAAATAACACAGCAGAAGGTAACCTTACTGCAATTATTGACACTGTAGAAGAATCAGGCTTGCTAGATACTATCATGGACGAACCATTACTTATGGCTCTCGTTGCATTGGTTTTAGGTCTAGGTGCATACGTAGCTTACACTGTACCAGCAGTCAAAGCTTTAGTATTCAAATACCTAAAAAACAACGAAGCAGAATTAATGGAACTCTTAGATAAGAATCTATCCAAAGCTCAAATGAAAGCCTATGAAAAACTAGATGAACAAGCTCAAATGCACGTTAAAGACTCTTTAGTCAAAAACGTTTTGATGACAGCTTGGGATGAAAAGGATGACGAACTAGCTGGTCTAGTTAAATCCAAAGTTAAGGCTGCTCTTGACGAACAAAAGTAATGGACGTTAAGGGATACGAAGAGCGTTTAAGAGAGAGAGTGGGTGAAGGAGAATATGAGCGACACAAAGAACTCGTACGACTTCTTGCCCGCAATCTCGCGCTTGAAGACTTGTTGTGGGAAGAAATTCTTGTATCTATTCGGGATGTTGACGCGAGAACAGAGCTCTTGCGACAAAGAAACTCGATTGTACGTGATATCCATACTGAGTTTCGCGCTCTTAATATAGAAGTACCAACTGTAGTGGAAAAAAATACTGAAGGTTTCAGTAAGATATTGGAAGGTTTGATGGATGACGATGACGATAAAAAACGAGCAGAAAGCACTGAACGCAGCGATTAGCGGTATTGCAGCTCATGATTCGTTAGCCTTAGAAAGTATTTTTGAAAAGTGTAGAACTAGTAAAAAGAAAATGACTTTACTAGTTCGTGCTTTTTGTGAATGTTATTTGATTGACAATAAACGTAGGCCACTGAAACTTAGACCTATGCAAGAAGATATTATTGTAGAATCTTTAACATATCCTGACGGTGATTCTGAAAAACACCGTAAAGTAGCAATATTGGCTCCACGTGGCTCTGGGAAAAGTTTTGCCCTTTCGGTAGCTATAGTAGTCTATATGTTCTTTAAAAGATTCAGAGATTTAGTTTTTGTCTTGGCTCCAAGTGAAGACCAAGCAAGTTTGATATTTAATTATTGTTATAGGCATTTTGCAGATAATGCTTTTTTAGATGGCTTAGTAGACCATTATAGGTTTCACAATAAGCCTAATATCACAATGAAGGGAGGGACGGTGCTACGTAGAGCTCCTATAGCTGCATCTAATCAGGGACAAGCTATACGTGGACAGCACCCAACTTTTCTGATAGTGGATGAGAGTCCATTGATAGATGACAAGTTATTTATTGATAACGTAGAACCATCAATAATATCTAATAGTGCACCATTTATCAACTTAGGTACTCCAAAATCAAAAGAAAATCATATGTATCGTTATTTATACGATGAATCTTATGCAGATAGTTTTACACGATTACATTATACATGGAGAGATGCTGTAAAGCGAGGAAGAGCATACGACCCTCCTTATACTGAGGAAGATATGCTTACAAAGATGATGGAATGGGGGGAAGATTCAATATATTGGAGGACAGAATATGAGTGCGAGTTCGTCGAGTCGTCGTCCAACATCTTCAATCCCGAATTACTACGCAGCACATTCACAAGAGGACTTGGATTTCACCAGCTCGGAGAAAAAGTTCATAACTGTACTGTGGGTGTGGATATTGGTAAATCCGTTAATAGCACTGTTATTAGTGTATTTACTTGTGAAAAAACAAATACACAGAATGTTGCAAGACTTATCTATTTGGAAGAAATCAGTCCTAGAACAGGTGGACATGATATTCCATACCAACGTGAGCGTATCATGGATATTGCTCGTGGTTTCGGTGCTGATAGGCTTATTATTGATGCGACAGGTATGGGTGGCGCGATTGAACAAGATATAAGGGTGGCAAGTATAGAAAGTGGTATACAGTTTATACCATTCATTTTTACAGGTGGAGCGAAAGGTACTAAAACTCAGGTGTACAGAGACATGGTATCATATTTACAAAAACAACAAGTGATTGTTCCAGACCCAAAAGATTTACCTGCAGATGAGGCAAAATTAGTCAATAAATGGTATAGAGAGCATGTAGATTTAGAATATACGATGGATGCAGCTAATAAAACCGAAAAAATATCTGCTCCTACTGGTAAACATGACGATTACTGTGATAGTACAGCTATAGCATTGCATGGAGCGTTGTCAATGTTACCTATTTCAGGTAATTTTGCTGCAGTTTCTATGCCAACTAAGCGTACAGTTAATAAAGGTGGCGGTGGATGGACAGGACAAGGCGTTTTTACATCTAGAAGAGGCCAAAATAGACTAAATAAACATAGTCCGGGAGGTATTTGAGCGAAAGCTTTATATACTGTGCCCGCGTTATAGGTATTGATAGCCATGCCTCTACGTGATTATCTGCCCTTTGGCAGAAGAAGAGAATTCGCAAGTGTTGGTGAAAATCCACCTTTTAGTAAGGACAATCCAAGAAGTTATGGAGCAGGCGTTATAAAACGTATCAAACTCCAAAATACATCTAGGATGGGAGGTTACGGTGGTGGAGCAAACAAAGAACCACAGATAGGAGACTATAGAACGTACATGAATGTGTATCTTTCTGACCCTATCATAAGAACTTTGATAGATTTACCTTGTATATACGCAGCGAAGGATGGTTACGACATAGTAACAGACGATGACGCAGAGCGCGAGGCTATCACTAACTTTTTTGATGAGATAAACATTGACCATATTATATACTCTTGGTTACGTAACGGTAGAATCTTTGGAACAGGTTATCTGGAATATACTGGAGATAACTTAGTTTTAAGGTCGTCTCAAAATATGTATGTACAAAGAGACCCATCTGGTCAGATAATGTATTACTATCAAGATGTAGGAGACGACAAAGAGAATGTTAGATTTGAAGAGCAAGAGATTATCGAATACAAGAATAATCCATTTGATGACTACGCTTATGGTCTTAGCGATATTCATCCAGTTTTATATTTGGTTGACCTCAAAGATTATGCAGAAAGGGATATTGGTGCCGCTCTTAATAAGTATGCTACCAGTAGGTTTGATATATCCGCTGGTTTACCCGATATGCCATATGGTCCAGACAAAATTAACGAAATCGTTGATGCATTCAATTCATTAGAACCCGGCGAAGATATTATTCATGGTAATGATATAACTATCAAAGAAATGCAGGGTACACAAAGAGCATTTGAATACGGTAAGTATACAGATGACATTTTAAAGAAAATACACATAGCATTGAAAGTTCCTATCACTATGTTTGATAAACCAGAACAAGCACGTGCTATTTTCGAACCTTACGTGAAACATTTACAAAGTGCAGTAGAAGCAGCTTTGAATTCACAACTTATGCCACAACTTGAAAGTGGCAAAGCTAAATTTTCATTCCGTCAAATAAACGTAGCAGATTCGTTTACAAAAGCAAAGACGGATATGATATATCTATCTGAGGGAGTTCTTTCACCCGGTGAAGTTAGATTAGAACGTGGTCTAGACCCAGAAGGTGTAGTAGAAAAACAGCCAACAGCTGAAAACGCTAACCTTTCAGGTGGTAAAGACCAAGACAAGACTGAAGAATCAGTCCGTGTTGAAAACAGAAACCTAACGGGAGACAGAGAAGCATGAGCGAAAAATACGTATACGAAGAATGTCTTATAGAAGTAGCACCAACTCTTAAAAAGAGAGGTGTAGAAAACTATCAAGACATGGCGGCAAAACTTTGCCGTATGAGAGTAGGTGAAGGTACTGTTAGAGAATTCGCGGTATCAGACAAACCATCAGAAGACTCAAAACGTACTTTTGCTTTAGCATTAGAAAAACCTTTAACTATCGGAAAGGAAACTATAGACTATCCAGTTATAGCCATCACTTCAGGAGTACATGATGAAGATGGTGACCAGAAAGTTTTTATAGAACCTTCAATATTAGAAGATAATTTAGAAGCATTTAATGAGCTTCCAGTTTACTTTAATCACCAGCGAACCGATGAAGACTTAATAGGCAAGGCTATCAATCCAGAAATTATTAAGTTGGATGATGGTAAAACTGGTATTAAAATGTTAGCTAAAGTCGATAAAGACGCAGCTAAAACAAATGAAGTGCTAGGAAAGTTAGAAAGCGGCGATATGACACATGTTAGTATCGATTGGTTTTCAAAAGACGTTGACGTTTTAGGAGAACCCTTTGCTACGAACATTCGTCCTATCGAGGTGAGCTTCATTGATAATGAAACTCGAACACCCGTTTGTGAAGCATGTACAATTGAAGGGGAATGTGAAAGTAATGATGAGCACCGTGAATTCGGTGACAAAGAATCTGATTGTGGTGGCGCCTGTGGCGGCCATGAGGAAGATTCATGTGCCTGTGATACACACGGGAACAACAGCGAGGTAGAAAATATGGCTGAAGAAGAAAAAACAATCGTATCTGAAGCAGAGACTATCACAGAGCGTGAATTCGCATCTATGAAGTCTAAGCTAGAAGACATGACGACATCTTTCGAAGAATTGAATACCAAGCACGAGGAAGCCCTTGCTCTAGTGAAGAAATACGAAGACGCAGAAGCTGAGAGAGTCGAAGAAGAACTCAAAGCTAAGAAAATGTCTTTAGTAACTTCAATTCTAGAAAAAGAGGCAGCTCTTGGAAAACTCGAAGAGGACAACAAGGATGCTCGTGTTGAGGAACTCAATGCATGGGATGACGTTAAGCTAGAAGGATTCAGCATCGCTATGGAATCTATGCCTGT